TGTGACAATATATGTTAACAGATACATCAGCTTTGCTCAGGTCTTTGCCATGAAGACCGCCACCTGTAACCGCATCACCCATATCGCTGCCAAGTTTACGATTTGTTGCTCCACAATCCACATCTGAACCACCGGTCCAAGGGCCAAGAGGATTTACATTAAGAGTAATAATGTCATCTTCGCCTTTATACCAATCCTGGAGAAGTTTTTTGATAACCTCGCTGTTTTCTACACCACTCTGACAGATAATAAGATTCTTGCCATTAAGTACAAACTTACCATCTGACCTGAAATTCTGATAGAGAGCTGTAGCTATATCTTGAAGTAACCATTGCTCATCTGATACAGGACAGCCCTTAAAAATTCCATTGTCCCCACAGCGGATTTTTCCTGCTTGATTTGAAGCTAAATGGGCATCCTGTGGAACCTCGATATATGTAGTATTGCTTATACCAGAAATACGGCGTACTGCCTTAGCTACTTCATACTTGTCAAGTTTTTCACTTGTTTCAGCAATTACAAAGGCTTTTCCGTGCCCAATGAGAACCTCTACAGCAATTTTTGGGCTTTCAGCTTTTTTATAAGCCAAGTCAACAAGGGCGCCGGCTATTCTGTCGGCGACCTTATCTGGATGCATGGGATTTACTTTTTCGAACATAAAAACATTGAATTAAGTTGGTTAACGAGCTTCAAGTAGAACTCGACATCTTTCTGACGTCGAAGAGCGAATTTGGCATTAAGAACCTTCATAGCATCGTGTACTTTGATAGGAGTTCCATCTACTATGATAGCGCGGTATGGCGGATAAAATTCCGTGTTAACCTTGTCAAAATTATGTTCAAACGCGTTAACCTTAACATTGTTCTCACCAACTTTGAATATGTAGACCTGCTGAGCATAATGTTCATTTTCATACTGACAACCTGAGAGATTTTCAAGCTCCTTGAACATAGCTTGCAAAGCCGGGCGCGTATCATTCGATGTGATTACAATGATGTCAATATCATGTACTTCTGTACCTTCTGGCAGCAATCCATGATAGAAAAGCGCTGCTGTACCTGTCAATACATAATCAACGTTTCTGTTCTCTAAAAACTCATTAAGAGCTTGAATGTCTTTGTTTGTTACCATAATACTGTTAATTTTTAATGTTTAAAAAAGTTCGTCATCTTCCTTATAATCTTCAAATAAATTAGGCTCTTTATACTTTGGTCCTTCGACTTTGTAATCACCTGGTTTGCGTTTAAGAACCCATAGAGTATTACGGGACATATCTGGGAACATAGGCGCCATTATGTTCGCAATTAAGTTAGAATCATAATAAGCCTCAAGAGCTTTAAGCATCTCTTTTTGCCAAGCATTCATATAAGGTTTATAGTCCTTCTTAGAAGCAAATGTACCAAATTTCTTGATAATCTGGAAATGCTTCTTGAGCAAAGCCTCAAGCTCCCAATGGTCATACTCCTGAACATCTACACCACGACCATCACCTGAATCATAGGTGTGATTACCAGCTGCACCAACAGATGGGTCATAATTTGGAGTGGACAAATAATAGGTTGCATTGTTGTTTCCACAAGCCTTGAAATGCTCCAGGAAAACGTCACCATTCTGTTTGCCGACATGCTCAAGCACTTCGAATGAACAAACCTTGTCTCCGTTGAACTGACTGAAGTCCATATAAGGCTTAACAAGGTCGGCCACATAGAAATGAGCCCAGTCAACTCCTTTGAACTTCTCGCGTGCTGCGTTGATAGTCTTTTCGCGAATATCAATGCCTACGTAAGATTTTTGTTTAAATTTGTTACGGTAAAGAACTTCCAAGAGATTAGCTTGGCCGCAACCAAAATCAACGATTGATTCACCAATTTTGGCTTCCTTCAAAATGTGAGTCCAGCGCAAATAGTGAGCAAACTGGTCTCTGTGAAATACGTGACGCTCAAAAGCCTTATCAGGCGAGAGGTCGGTAGTGTTGTACGGTAATGACATGATGTTAACTAAAATTATTGTTTAAATATCAGAATTTTCTTCTATGTAATTATTTAGTGCTCCTATATAAGCAGCAGCATCTAAGAGATTATCTTCACGATGGCTATAAGCCTCGCGTGAAAGCTTAAGAGCTATCATAGCTCTATACATACCACGGACCGAAATTTGCTCATTCTCTGGAGAAGCAGCATTATATATAGCTGTTGCTCTTTCCATAGATTTGCCGAATGGCCCATACATACGTTCTTTTTCTTCTGACCGTTGATTAACAATCTGGTCTGCTTTTTCTAAGATGTTCATTTTGTATATTATTAGTGCAAATTTAAAAAAATTTCTCAAATAAAAAAAATATTTTTCGAATTATTACAAAATTTTAAAGTGTTTTCACCTTTAATAAATTTAACTGTTATTACTCATAAATACTCGATATAATTCAAGCTTAGCCTTAATACTGTTCATTAAGTTGTTCTGAGTTTTATCTTTTGATTTTAATGCTTTAACTACATCTTCGTCATGTGTACCAGATGTGACTATGTGATGTATTATAGTTCTTTGCTTCTGCCCTTGACGATACAGGCGCGCATTAAATTGTTGATACAATTCGAGTGACCATGTAAGTCCATACCAAACAATTATATTTCCTCCCGCTTGAAGGTTAATACCGTGGCCTGCAGATGCTGGATGTGCTAACATAAGTTGAACTTTGCCCGCATTCCAGTCGTTAATATCTTCAGCGGTTTTAAGCTCTCGAGGTGCCATACTTCTGAAGTAATTTTTAATTCGGTCTCTGTCAAATTGGTACGTCCACGCAACCAATACGGGTTTACCGTCTGCTGCCTCAATTATTTCCTTGAGAGCTTCAAGTTTTAAATCATGTATAGGTACAACATTTTTATTTTCATCATACATGGCTCCATTGGCAAATTGAAGAAGCTTATTTGATAGAGCCGCGGCATTAACAGCATTAACAGTCGTCGCACCTTCTTCTATCTCATTCGCAAGTGTGATGACATTTTCCTGTTCAAATTTTTTATAAGCATCCATAAGTTTATCAGGCATTGTGACTCTGACAAAGTTATCAATGCGCTCTGGCATCTCAAGATAATCTTCTGCTCTCATGCTGATACAAATATCCTTGATTCTCTCCTGTATAAGTCTCTCAGAATCTGAAAGCAAGTTATAGGAATAAACCACGTAGCCATTAGATGCACCAGGTCTAAAATATCTTGAGCGATAAGCCGATATTGTTTTCTCTAATCTTTCACCTCTGTCAATAAGGTACATTTGTGACCACAGATTTATAAGGCCATTTGGAGCAGGAGTTCCAGTAAGACCGACGACACGTTTAAACCAAGGCCTCGCAAGTCTAAGTGACTTAAATCTCTGTGTCTGATGCGCTTTAAAACTACTAAGCTCATCAATTACAAGCATATCATAAGGAAGCTTAGCAGCATAAAGTGAACAAAGCCACGCAATATTGTCTCTTGAGATTATATACACATCAGCTTTAACTTTAAGAGCTGCTAATCTCTGCCGTTCTGTTCCTATAATCTTGGAGAAAGTAAGGTGCTTTGTATGGTCCCATTTTTTGGCTTCTTCTTCCCACACTGTTTCTGCTACGCGTTTAGGAGCGATTACGAGAACTGTATCAATTTCACAATAATCGTATTTAAGCTCCTCTATGGCGGTCAGTGTAGAAATAGTCTTGCCGAGCCCCATATCAAGAAACACCCCACAGAATGGGTGAGAGATGATATGCTCAATACAAACTTTTTGATATTTATGTAAATCGCTTCTATCCATTTATTATTACGTCTTCTATTACTTCGGCTGCTTTTTCAGCAGTATCAACTACTTCAACCCTAAATCCAAGCTTGCGAATCTTATTATGCATAAACAGCTGAATCTGTCTGGGTTTCTGCTTTGTTGTCTTTGTCTCAATAAATACTATCTTACCTTTAGGAAATATACATAGCCTATCAGGCAATCCAAGCAAATGAAAGCTCAGAAGCTTTATACACATACCGCCGTTTAAGGTAGTATATTCTACAAGCTTGCGCTCGACTACTTTTTCACTTTCTATTTGCTGACTCATAATAAGTTATCTTTACGTTTATAGAATCTCTGTTTACCATATATTGGAAAATTCTTAGTTGAACTAATAAACTCCCAATTAGGCAGAGAAGCCATAAGACTGTTAATATCTTTGGTATTATATCGCGTCATGTCATTCTTATCTTTGCCAAGGCACTCGCACCATATTTCAGCTGTACATACAAAGTCTCTTTGTTCTGTACCTACTTCTGCTAATGGGTCATCAAGCCAAGACCTGCGGTCGTAGAGGTCTTTCTTATCCCAATCTTTCGGCAGAAGTCTATTGAGGTACTGTTCAACCAAGCCGGTTCTCTCATCAACCGCAGAATGTTCAGTTTGGCTCTTCTTTGCAAGCTCGCTTTCTTCATCATCAAAGTATAATTTTTCACCTTGCTTAACAAGATAATAAGCTTCAGCCCATATCTGGTCAACTTCATTTTGTGTCAAATCATCTCGTACGGACTTAGTCGCATGGTCAAAATCAATATTAACAGGATTGAATCGTCTATTGCCTGATGGGTCATGTAGAAAGTCAGAATCATTTGTAGTACCAAAGAACACACATTGGCGTTTATAGGTTTCTACTGTTCGACCGTATGCTGGTCTATACATATCATCACATTTAGAAATAAACTGCTTAATAGTTTCAACTTCAGCTTTTTTAAGTCCTGAAAGCTCTGCCATTTCTACAAGCCATGCACCGCGTAATTGCTCAAATGACTCTTTGCCTTGGAATGTTGAGAAGGTATCAGAGAACCAATCCATGCCAAGTTTTCTAACAAATGTGCTCTTATAAGTACCTTGTTTTCCAACAAGCACTAAGACCATATCAAACTTTGCTCCTGGATGAAACACTCTTGTAACAGCAGCACATAATGTTTTACGAATAGCTGCTCTTGTATAACTATTGTCTGTTGCTCCAAAGTAATCTACAAGCAGCGTATCAACGCGAGGAACTCCATCCCACTCAAGCGAATTAAGATATTCCTGAATAGGATGAAAACTATGTTTTTCTACATCAAGTGCCAAGGCATCATCTATTTTCTGTGAAGATACGATACCATATACGCATTCAATATAGTTACGCACACCTGAATAGTCTACATCACGCATAGGCTCTTCGGCTTCAATTTTACGCCAAGGAACTGATTTAAGAATGTATCTTTTAGCATCAAACATATTAAGCTTAAAAGCACCTTTCAGGTATCTATCATTCTGAACAATAAGATTTATATTTGTAGCAGAATTGTTATACTCGCCTTTAGTATTTGCTTCAAGCTGTTCAATCCATGTATTATCTGCTTCTGTATCTTCTGGTAAATCTGCTGCAAAATCAAACTTAGCTTCTGCAAACTTTTCATCAGCAATTTGATGTTTTACAGCACTATCTTTCGTGGCAAATTCTTCCATTGCCTTAAAAGATGCTTTGTCTTGGTCTGATTTTTCTTTACCTGTATCTAAGTGTCCATATTTATGAATACGAACAAGGTCAAAGGCGTTACATAATCTACCTCCAGCTGGGTCTGTTCCATGATGTGAATAGGCAAACTTGTCATCATATATAATAAGACCGGCAGATGTAGAACCAAGCTTATAGGTATATCTGCCATCACCGGCTGGTTCATAAACATCTGATAAAAATGTTTCAATGGCACTTTCAATACCGTAAGCTCTGCAGAATGTGCCAACTATGCCTTTTTTATCTTCTGGGTCTTCTTGCTTCTTAACATCTTTCAGTATAGAATCTGTAGAATTAGCAGCAGTTGGCCACTCAGTTGTATCATGCCAATCATCATATAAACTTAAAACGTGGTCAACATCAAGCCATGGTCCATCTTGATATTCAAAATAATACTTTGCATCTTTAGATATGCTTGGCCAAAACATAAGTCGTTCTGGCTCAAATGTTGATTGGTCAAATAACTCAATATTTAAATCTCCAGCTATGCGTCTCGCAATAGCTTGGTATTCATCAATTGTAACTTCTCGCGACAGAGGAATTAATAGCCTATGTCTTGGTTTATCAGGTGATGACTTGTGAGTTGAGTGAATAACAGCAGCACACCCGTAGAGCATAGTAAAATCCCACCAAAAATCATTATGCGAAAAATCAATATCAAGAGATACCAGCTGTTTATACATAACAGAAGATTTACGCCGTAGTCCTTTGTCAAGATAACCTCCGACAAAGCCTCCGACGTCTTTAATTTTTCCCTGGTCAGTCTTACTCGCTCGCATAAATTGGATGTAAGTCTCATTGGTCCGAGTTGCTTCTGACAACTTGGCAACAAGCTTACTCCATCGTGCCTTAGTATTTTTCCAGATTTTAGTATTAGCACTATATCCAGTAGCAATTTCTAAGACACCATCGTATTGTATATTTAATTCTTCAGGCGTCATTAGTCTTTCTTGTAATAAGGTGTCAAATATCCATCAGCTCTCAATGGTAAATCTGAAGCCCAGTCTGGCGGAGTACTCATAAGAGCTACCATCATGTCATAATATTGCTGTTCATGTCCATCAAATGGAACTTCAGATATGCATTCATCGTGAATATGCGCAACAATTCTGTATTGAGCTCTGTCAAGCTGCATCATAGAATGACCAATAAGGTCGCGCGCTATAGCTTGTACAATATTCTCGGTTAACTTGCCACCATAGGTATCAGTCTCTCCCCACTGCTTAGTTTCCTGGATAATACCATCATAGCATAGAACTCGAACCGGCATAGTTGACCTACCAATTTTCTTATCCTTAAAATGTGGATTGGAATAGAACAATTTTCTACCTGATGGGAGCATAATCGTGAAATACTTGTCATCACAGTCAAATATCAAGTTACGGCAAGTGCCTCGTACTTTTCTATGGTATCTTACAGCTTCATGAGCACATTTTTCAATTTCACCCCACATATCCACGATTGCAGGATTTGCATTTCGCCATTTCTTAACAAGGCTCATCATTTCGGCGTCTGCCAAACCCATCTTTTCTCCACCCATTCGCTTAAGTGCTCCAAGTGAACCACCGTAACCAAGTGCAAGTTCAGAGATTTTTGATTTGTCACGTAGTACAGAACCTTTAGTAATAGCCGAAATAGGCACTCCAAACATCTTAGAGCCTGTTGCCTCGTAAATTTTACCATCACCTCTAAATACTTCCATGCGCCAGTGTTCATTAGCAAGCCATGATATAACTCTTGCTTCAATGGCAGAGAAATCTGCAACAGAAT